TCTAAACTCTCAGTTGGACCAAGTTCAGATAAGAATGGCAAATCATTCTGGATGTCAGCCCAGAAAGACATTATCCTACTATGAGAAAACTTTCTAGATCTCCACCCATACCATATCTCTCTCAGAACGTCTTTGACGTGTTGTTGATGCTCTCCGAACAAGTAAAATGGCGAGACCCATTGATATCTAAGGCGTCTCTTTACTGATAAAGTCACTGAATATAATTCCTGAGATAATAAGCTATCAATATACTCAAATTGTCGCCACATGGGGAACATCACTCTTAAGTCTGGTTCTCTACCGCCTCTTCTGATAATGTCTTTAGCTAGGCTACGAATGCTTACTTTGCCATCAGAACTTTTGAACATTGCTGACCACATCAGGAATGGTGTCATTCTAATTGATTCAGTTCTTGTTAGCCATGACATGCTTGCAGAGATCATAGGGTTCAGTATTGATCTTATAGTATGATCCTTTATCTCATTCATGGATCGGGGTTTCCTCAAAAATGACTCAAAATTGTCTTCAGTCACAGAATCAGCGCGCCTCATGTGATCTATACCTAGTTCTTTGAGCATGGAAAGATATTTCCTCCTTGGATACACACCGAAAGTCGCAGTTTGCAGGTCATCCAGATCTTGTGGTAATCCATAGGATGTTAAGGATGATAAGAGTAGAAGAGAGTTTTTGTTTGTACTAGCAGCATACCAATTCACCATTGCTGAATCCGCAAATCCAGCAACCATCGGGCTAAGAATCATGTAAAAGCCAAGGGGTGTGATTTTGTAATTCATTATCTCAGACAACACTCCATCATCCCACCAGCTCATTGTCTCATACCCTAAATTCATCATGAAAGAGATACATTGACATATTGATGCCCAAGAACATAAGTAGCCAGAAGCACCATTCTCTCTTAACTGCCTCAAAGAAGAATACAACCCAGATATCCTCCTATCTAAGCTTTCCTGAGGATTATCATCGCAAACTCTCGAAGCATATTTGATTATTGGTGATATCACAGTGTTCCCTAAGTAAAATTTTGAATTGAACTCAAAAACTTCAGCATAGGTAAATGTTGTTTTTTCAAAGCTAGTCCTCACTCCAAATAGTTTATCAACTGTATTTTTTATCTTTGGGTAAACATACCTAAATTCTCGACTGATTCTGGTAACTTGCTCCTTTGTTCCTAGGAAACTAATGAGTAGACCTTCATCGTCAGATGAGACCTCAAATGACATTACAACCTTAACTTGCCGTCTTTTGCACCAATTCATTATGTAATTTTCTAAGTACTCCATGTGTAGCAGATGATAAAAACTAGAAGGATAGTGGAGTATGCCCTGCATCATGTCTGTCCTTGATTTAATAGTGGTTCCATTCTTATCCAAAATAGTTGTGTCTTTCCCATAGAAAGCTTTCTTCAATTTGTCAACATTCTCTGAGCTCAAAACAGAAAAGGGTGATTCTATGAACATTTCTAAGGTGTTTTTGGGTATTTGAATTCTTTTGTCTTTATGTGCTGTCATGACCATGCTGCTAAATTTCTGGAATTCTGATGGCAAAACTAACTTATTCATGGTGTGGAATTCATCCAACGAGAACAACTGAGCCCAGTTTGTCATATCACCAGATATCTTTGCTGTAATATATCCTTCTGGATTCTGAGCTCTGACTTTTGTGTAATGCTCACCAACAAATTTGTCTTTATGTGAGTCATCTGTTAACACTTCACTTGGGTGGAGCTCACACAAAGACCTGTACATATCTGAGTAGACTTTAACTAACATCCTCCCTCTCATAGTCAGCACATATATCTCCCTAGTTCCTCCTATTTGATTCTTTTTGAACAAGCTCACTTGCAACCTAGATTCTTCTAGAGAATCAATTCTCTCAAGAACTGTGTCAATATTAAGAACTAGGTGTGGATCGTTATAATCATCTAACATTAACATCATTTGATGAAAACATTTCTTTCTCAGCCCTATCTTGTCAATCTCATTACCATCTTTAGCCACTTTGAAATCACTATCAAATGGTAAGGTGCTTGATTTAGTTGTTGCTAGCTCATCTAAAGAACACTTCAATAAGAAAGATGCAATTCTTTTCTTTATGAAGTCCTCGTACAACTCCTCTTTCACATTGTGCACTTTCATAAGCCTCCTTTTCATTAGCAAGCTAGCTAGTTTAACAGCTGATTCAGAGTGCTGAAAGTCATGAACATCATCTGGGTTGACATTAACACCTTTGACCGTAAAGTAATCACGCCCGAATTCTTCTTCAAGCTTGGATGACTGAAGTAGCCTTTTGCACATCTTCTCCAATATTTGAATGGAGCCATGCCCA